GAGGGCCATGATGTCTCCCTATGCTGAGCGCGTCAGCTCTGATGCGTCGGTGATCGGCGCGAATGCCCGCAGGCAGCGAGGGTGCTGGAGCGTCGGCGGCACCTGTTCGAGGGTGAACGTCCGGCCGTTCATCGCGATGCACTCGGCGTCGTAGTCGCCGTCAAAGACTCTGACGCCGGCGACGACGCCCGACGAGCGGTAGTTCTGTATCGCCGCCAGGTTCGTTGAGTTGCCCAGCTCCGTCCGGCTGACCGTGATGGCACGGGCACGGTTGAACGCAGGTAGTTGCTCCAGTCGCGCAGCGAGTTGTGGTATTCCCTCACCTGCTTGCTGACCTTCGATGAGGGCTGACCTGACGGCATCTCTCGTGGTTTCGGTGATGCCGACGATGTTGCCGCCGGCGTCTCGCAGGTATGCTCGGGAAGCGGCGTCGTCGAGATCGAAGGCCACCCCGAGTTCTGCCACCACCAGTCGAGACACGTCTGACAACAGACTGAGCTGAAGCGGCTGGAGCGTCTCACCGAGCAGCACGGCCTCTCCCTCGGCGACCAGAGCCTCCGCCGTATCGCCGCCAGCACGTAAGCGAGCATTGACCCTCCTGAGTTGTGCGGTCAGGAACGATTCGATCTCGGAGAACCAGTCGGGCTCAAGGTTGTCCTTCATCCGCCCGAACTGGCCGGGCAGGTCGTTGGCGGCCTTCCGTCCAGGCAGGGTGAGAATGCGCGGTCGGGATCGCTGCTCCTGGATCGCCGGCATATCCTCTGGTCGCGCTGGCATGGTGACGATCTCGGGGGCTGCCGGCTTCTCGCTCTCGGGCAGTGGCTCGCGACCGATCTCGGCGCGGGCCTCGTCGGTCGTCAGGATGCCGGCTGCCACATAGGCTGCCAGCCGCGTCGCCTTCTTGTCCTCGTCGTCGCCGAGGGCTCGCACGTCGTCTATGTCGAAGTCCACGACCGCGCCCTTCTCAGACATGAAGTCGGGCAGCAAGCTGAGCGTGATGGTGGCGGCGACGGATCGCCACGAGGGGATCAGCGTCATCTCCGTGAACGCTTCACGAGCCTCGGCAAAGTTGGAGTAGGTGCTCCGGTCAAGGCCGGCCCCTAGACCCGCCACGATCGCAGGAACGCCCAGCACGGCGGCGATACGCTCCTCTGGCACACGGTGCAGAACCTTGAGGTCCATCTGTTCAGGGCTGAAACCGTGACTGACGAGCTTGGCGCCAGGACTGAGCACTGAGACGGCGCCGACGTTGTCGCCAGAATAGGCTGACTGAATCCGCGCCTTCATCTCGTCGGCGGTCGCCCGATCAATCGGCCCCATCTCCTTGTCGAACTCCATGCTCAGGCCGTTGATTGCGAGGTTCGCGAGCAGTCGGTCGGCATAGCGGGTGGCCTGGTCGTCGGATGAGACCTCGCGGGCCAGCCGCTTCAGGGGCGCACATCCGAGCCGATGGTCGCGATCATCAAGCCCGGTCTTGAAGTGGACGACGTTTTCAATCGGGATGTCCTCGTGGACGCCAGGCCGGATGTAGTAGCGGTAGTAGGAGATAAAGTCGCCGCTGTCGCGAATCGTCCTCGGCTCAAGCCTGCTCGGGCTGATCGGCCACAACTCGACCACGTTGCCAGTGTCCGGGTTGCCGGCCCGCATCTTCCGCCAGTACGCATTCCCGTCGACCTTGAGGCAGTTGCTCAGGTACCAGAGCAGGGTGTCCAGGGTCATGTGCGGGTTGGGCCGCTTGAGCAGATCGGTGATCGGGGCATCGTCGACCTCGACCCGCTCGCCGGATGCCACCCGGTAGACCTTCAGTTCGGGCTCGGCGAGAGCCGTGGCGATGACCTGGAGGCAGGCGAACACGGCGCTGTTGGCGGATGACCCGTAGGCGCCGGCCAGCAGGTCGGTCGCACCCGGGCCATGCACCAGCGGCGAGACGATGACGGCACGGTAGTCGTCGATCGTCCACGAGGCTTTCGTCTCGGCGACGGGAGACGGGAGCTGATCCCACCCTCTCGCCTTGCCGGCTGGATGGAGCAGGAAGTCCCAGAGTCCCACGGTATCACCCCCTCTCAGTACACGTAGGCCGCGCGGGCCGGCTTCTGGACCGTAAAGGCCGCGATGGCTGCCGCGAGCACCGAATCCTGGACCAGCGTAGCGTCATTCCACTCGTAGACGCTCAGCTCGGCACCGAGCTGCTGCTCGGCGTGCTTGAAGCGGCGTTGCTGGATCAGCAACTGCAACGCCTGGATCGCCTGCACTTTGGTCTTCGCGGTCGTGGTGAACGGATCGACACGGCAGGTCAGGTTCTCAATGACCGGATCGCCGACGCCGTTGGACTCGACGACGTGACGGCCAGAGTAGGCCCGGGCCCGGGCTTCGATGCGGGCCTGGATGACAGGGTACGGGGCTAAGAAGCGTTCGTACTCGACAAGGTGCCACTCCTCGCCACGTTGTCCGAGCGTGATGCCGACCGTGTGGTCCTGCCGGCGGCCGATGTCCCATGCCGTCACGAACTGCGAGCAGCCCTCGCTGTCGCCTGACCAGTCGTCGCCGCACAGGGCCAGGTCGGCAGGGTCGAAGACGGCGTCACCCGAGGTCAGAAAGTCCAGGTCGTATTCCTGGGCGAACGCCTGCCGGGTCATACCTGCTCGGGTGCGCTCGGCCCATGCGTCGGTGTAGCGCGGGCAGTCCGACCAGTGGATACGGTGCTTCGACCAGTGCCCGCCCTCGACCCCAGACCAGAGTCGGAAGAAGACGTTGTTCCGGCCGTTGGCGGTGGACAGTACGGTCAGGTCACCACCCGTCGAGACGGTACCGACGATGCTTTCATAGATCAGCCCGTCGTAGGCGCAGAACGCGAACTCATCGAGGTAGACGCGGGTGGCGGCGAAGCCTCGGCCGGTGCTGGCTGTGGCTGGCAGGCTGATGATCCTCGACCCGTTCGGGAAGGCCAGCTCAGACTGCGTCTCGTTGGTCAGCTCAGGTATCTGACGTAACCCACTCAGCGTGTGCTGGGCGTAGGTGATGAGCACCCGAGCTGCCTGCTGGTTACGGCTGACAAACAGGATGGTCGAGTCTGGCCGGGTGATGGCGAGGTGTAGGGCCTCGATCGCGATGACGTTGGACATGCCCGTTTGTCTGGCCTTGAGGACGACCCGGCGCAGGGAGCGGTCTTCCAGCAGCTCGCGCTGGTAGGGGTATGGGGTGAAGGGCATACGGCCTTCGGTCGGCAGGACGATCGTTGCGTTGGCCTCGGCCCACTGGAGCGGCGAGAGCAGAGACAGGTCGGGGTCGGACTGGTGCTGCTCGGCCTCAGCCTGGTCGAGGGCTTGGTAGAGGGCGACCAGTTCGTCAGCGACGATCACGAGGCCCGCCGTTTCAGGGTCTCGAAGAGGTTGACGACGCGGTCAGGATCGAGGCCGCGTTCCGTAGCGATACGGCGGGCTTCATCCTGGAGGGCGATGGTCTTGACGGGCGATCCCAGCACGCGGTCAATGCAGTAGACCAGCATCTTGTAGTTGCCCCCTCGGGCGAGGGATATGGCACGTTCGACCAATGCGGGAAGTGCATCGCGGAGCAGTTGCTCGGCCACCTGTACTGGCGAGCTGTCGGCGCCACCGGCCATAGGTGGATACGGGGGCTTCGGCTTTCGGCCGGCTCCTGGCCGCTTGCCACCGTGACCCACAATCAGACCCTCCACGGGAAAATCAAGAAATCAAGTGGTCCCTCTACTTTCATCATCTTACTCGTAAAGTGGTCCCACCGGTAGCAATCGCGGCGCGACGTTCGTGGGAGCGTAGATACCTCGGCCCTTCGCCATCATGTCTCGGGTGTTCTGGGCTGGCGTGCCTTCGACGACATGAGAGACTGATCGGTCAAGCTCTGCACGGACGCAGCCCGTCGTATCGCAGCGGTGGCAACCGTTCGGCAATCGCAGTGGACGCCCGAGCGCAAGCCCCAACGCGACCCGATGGGCGCCGATGCTTCTCCCGTACCACTTCACTCGTCCATACCCCGAT